TCTTCCCTATTAATGTCTTTATGTTTTTTATTCAAATCCATCAATTTATCATTAACGTCCGAAATACCTTTCATCATATTTGAAAGAACTTCGAATGCACGAGGATGCTCTGACTCACGAGCGACTTCAATCATTAGGTTCAAAGATTCACGACCCTTTTCTATTAGGTCATAATACGTATCACGAGAGTACTCGTAATCATCTTTGATTCTTTTTTCGTCATGTTTATCGGTCATTATATACTACTATCCAATATTGATTCCGTGAACCCGTAATCACTATCAGCACTTACACCGACAGGGGTTGGAACAATTTTTAGTGTCTCCAAGTATTTATCCTCATCGTTAAGACCCGAATTCTGAAGGAATATGTTGTTACGTACATCACGGATAATAGAACTTTGTCCAGTAGGCCCATAAAACGATATTTTCATTTCATATGAAAGAGTATATATGATAGTTCTTCTTTGTTCTATCGCACCCTCGAAATCATCTTGAAACGCAATACTTGTTAATGAAATAGGAACGTCTTCTGTTAATGATGGTATATCACTAAATGGTTTCATTGTCAAGGTCATTTGTGGTGCAAAATATGGTAAGATTTGTTCTACTATTTGTAACGCATCATCCTGAGACTTTGCATATACATTTAAATCGAATCCTATAGTATAAGGTGTCGCAGTATATAATTTATTTCTTTTTGTTAAATCTGAACCAAGAGTTTTGGATATTGTATTTAACTTGGGTAATTGTCGAGCAGCATCATATACCATAGAAGTAATTTCAAATGACATACGTGGTAACTTAATTGCAACTCTACGTTCATTCTCTTCACCATTATCCATCTCCTTTAGTCTAGAGATGAAGTTTCTTTTTGGTGCATAGGATAGAGGAACCTTTACTTGAGAGATTGTCTCACCCGCATTGTTATGTCGCAACACATAAAGGTTATTGAACATAGAACCAAAAATAGATACCGCAGTTCTTATTCTTTTGTGATAAAACCATTGTCCTAACATTATGATATATCTCCAAATGGATTACTCTCTGAGAAGTCGAGGAAGTCTGATTCGAAGTCATCAAAGATTTTATTCTGTGCATCTTTCTGAATGTTCTGTAATTCAGTTACTAGAGTGGGTGATGCTTTTGCTTCGGATGTATCACCTACCACTAAACGACCCGTTGTCCATGTATGGAACTTACCATCGGTTGCACCTGAATGTACGATATTCATAACAAGGTCAGAGTCACTCCACTTAGTGAGTTCACCTTTCATGGAATAATTATCAAATGTCTGTGTTACTGTTTCACCAATAACAAATCCTGTGGAACTATTTCCTGTACCTGTACCATCGGAATCTAAAGTCACTTGATATGTGTATGCATCGGTGAGTTCTAAATCATCGATACCTTCAATCTCAGTATCAAAATCTTCGTCACTATATTCGAAGAGTTCTGTTGATAATCTGAATGTAGGTAAATCTTTTAATTGATAGAATGGTGTCTCGGTCTCTACCTTTTGTATTTGGAACATAGACTTTGACATAGGGAGATATATGATATCACCTTCTCTAGGTCTAAAGTCTCTTTTGTCTAGATTGTTTCCAATCATCTGTTTCCATCTTTTTCTCGAAACAACAAAAGTTGCTTGGTCTCTTAATTCAATACCAAACTTAGTAAAGATATCACCTTCACCATCAAACCCATCTGCATTCTCTATGTACATCTCTAGTTTATAACTAGAAGAGAAACGTGAAGGTACGTCATCAAGGAATATTTTATCCTCGTTGACTATCTCACGAGGAAGATAGTATACGTCTTGACCATACATTTTGATTGCTTCTATAACGAGATTTTCGTACAGATTTTGTTCAGAACGTTGTCCGTATTTAAAGAATGGATTGGTTGCCATCTAATTACCCTATAAAGAAATTTGGAGGAGAATCATATTCGAGTGTCATTCGTGTTCGAATCAGTTCGATTTCTGCATTTGCTTCTTCAATCAGTCTTTGTCCGTTTATGTTAACACCGCCAGGTAATGTAACACCTTCAAATTTAGAGAGGTTTTCACCCCATTGTTTTTTGATAAGGTTAGTTGCAAATTCTTTTAAGAATATCTCATCATAGAAAGTATTTGCAGAACCGTCAAGTGCTTGACTTACAAACACATCAACAATTATATAGTCTCCTGCTTTTAGGTCTCCTTTATCACCTTGCTTTAAATCACCCTCAATGAATAAAACATTGTTTCTTCTCAAGTATACAATCTGTGGGTGTCCTGTCAACTTAAGGTCAACCATAGAAAGATGTTGTTGAAGTTGTTCATAGTATGCCATCTCACCAACACCTTGTGTTAAATCACCAAGGTCATTCATTCTCAATTGGTATTGAAAGTCCATGAAGTTGTTTGATGTTCCACTATTTGCATTTATAGCGAATACCCCCGCAACAGAAATCATTCTATTTGCAATGTTTACCCAACTTGGATTTGCTGTTCCTTCATTCGCAACATCATCTCTAATATCATTAAAGTCAATTCGACCCCTATCTATTTGATACTGTGTAATCTTTAGTGGTAATCTCAGATTGTGAGAACCATCACCGTGATGTTCAAAATACATTTGTAATGCGTCATCAACCCTATCATCGATTTGGTCATCACTGACATTGATTTCTACAACAGGATAACCCAACCTACGAAGACAATAGTCTGTAAGTTTTTCCCTTGAATCTATTTTACTATATGTACTATATGCCATAATTTATCTCTTTAAATCCTTATTAGTACTATTCTGCACTAATCTTATATTTGTTAGTTCTCTCGGTGGTTTCTCGACCACTCTGTTTAGTGAAGTTTTTCTCGTCTCGTAAACCAGTATCGGGTGTACCATCTCCCTCAAAGTTACTACCAATATATCTTTTCATCTTGGTATCCCTCAACGTGAACTGTATTTCTGCGTCTAAAATTCCCTGTTGTCTCAACCAACTGTGAAATGCGGGTCTAATTTCTGTGTTCACTTTAGTGTGTACCCATGCCTTACTACCTGACGCATTGTTAGGATATGCAAGAAAGGTTATGGTAAATCTATTAAAGGGACTACCATCATCCCCGTAACTCCAAGTACTGTCTTTCTCTGATAATCTCCCACCCACAAAATAGGTTAAGGGTTCTGTGTCATGTGTTACTTCTAGGAGACACCTATGATAGTCTGCTTCAGTACTAAGTTCAGGATGTTCGGGGTCAAAACTTGCATAACTTTTTCCAGCATTTACAACCCAATCAATCCTATCTTCATCTGTCCTCAATTCGTTTGGTATTTCCATAGACTCTTTAAAAGATGTTATCGAATCTGTAACTGCTTTTATAAGCGCAGTTTCATTCAGAGATGTCTTCGTTACTTGTGTAAATGTAAATGCCATTATTCGTCTACCAAATCTAAACTTGAATCTAACGCAAGTTGATAATTATTCGCCTTAGCACCCTCACTGAGTGACATATTTGTATTAAGGTCATAGTTATGATTTTCATATCTATTTTGAATGGTACTTCTCATTGCAGTTGCCTCATCCCTGTATACTATTTTAATGTCTCGACAACCATTAGAACGTGCCCAAACCCTAAATCCCTTTTTCATCTCAAATACATCGGTTGCGATATATCTTCTATTACCGTCTTGGTCAGTTCCATATATGAGATACGTTATGTCTATTCTACCCGTATCTCTATCTATGTCACCACCCATGTAAAAACATATATGTGCATTATCATTATACACCTTACAAAGAAACCCATCTGAAGCAGTTATTAGATTAGTCGCACGTGTCCTTAAATGTGTTTTCTTCTCATCGTCCGTTGCAGAACCTAAGTTTGCAGCAGTCCACGGATACGCTTCTACTAATGAAGTCCAAGATGATTCGATACATGCATTATATGATGTCAAATCAAAATTCTCTGTATTAGATATGTCTGAAAAAGTATATGATGCCATAATGTTATTTATACCCTTAGTTTAAGAGAGTTCCACTGTTGTTATACACATTAATTCTATAGTATGTACCATGTTGTCCATCAAGTGTATCCGCATCTATACCATTTCCCGAACCCTCATCCGCAGTAGTCAATACTCTATTTGAGTTAACATACAATGCTTGATTAGATGTGAGTTTATTCAAACCACCTGTTAATCTTACAGAGTTGTCTGTAGTATCACCATCGGAGTCATAGAAATCAATCATCTTACCGACATCTGTAACACCATCAGAAGCAGTGTGAACTATCTTGTCACCCCATCTATCACCCGAAGAACTAACAGTATACCTGTCAAATGGTATTTTACCCGCATTGAAGTTACCCGCATCTCTATAGTACGAACCATGTTGACCATCAAGTAAGTCTGCATCTAATCCACTTGAAGCACCATCTACGGTCTTGATTGAAGTCAAGAGTTGTGCTGAAGTCTGTTTGGAGTATGAGAATGCACCAGTTGAACTGTTGTATGATAAATCTCCACTCGCACTCAGATGTGCTCTGACTTGTGCAGCAGATGGCCCTGTGTATGTTATTACACCAGTTGATGAGTTGTAAGATAATGAACCATCACCCCCAGCATCCGTTATGGATATAGAGGAACGTGCGTTTGCAGTAGTAAACTTAGTTATACTAAATGCACCAGTAGAACTATTATAGGATAGGTCTCCGCCTGCACTCAATAAACCTCTTACTTCTGCATCGGTTCTTTCAGTGAATGACACCACACCTGTAGAATTATTATAACTTAGGTCTCCACCAGCAGATACTAATCCTCTAATTTGAGATGCAGTTCTATCTGAATCAGTATAAGAGAACGCACCAGTAGATGAATTGTAACTTAGACTTCCACTTGCAGAGAACATACCTTTAACATTATCGGAGTCAATATTGAATTGACCATTAGTTACACTTAGACCCTTGTTCGCACTCACATGCGCTCTTACCTCAGATGCACTTGGGCCAGTGTATGTAATAACACCTGTTGAACTATTGTAGGATGCACTTCCATCACCACCCGCATCGGTTACTGATATAGAACCTCTTGCACGTGCGTTGGTGTAGTAAAGGTTTGACCCTTCTGTCAAGTCTCCCGTATTGTGGTTTGATATGTCAGATGTCGTACCTGTTACATTACCTGTGAGATTACCTGTGACATTACCGACTAGATTTGCACCTATAGCATAGTTCGATACCAATCTTTGGGCACTATGATTCCAAGTGAATGTAGGTATAGTACCCGAAGACCATGCACCGAATGTTAATCCCGCACCGTCTGTTAATGCACTTGATGTTGAACTATCAGCAATAGTGATATTCTTATCTGTTACTGTTAAGTTTGTGGTAGCAACGTCAGTCTGTGAACCTAAGATACTTAGATTTCCTGAGACTACCAAGTCATTGAATGTTACGTTATCTGAGGTTGCAACTGCCTGACCAATACTGATTGCACCATTACTGTATGTTACCCCTGTTCCCCCTGAGAACATACCTTTAACGTTCGCAGAGTCAATATTGAATTCACCATTGGATACGGATAAACCTTTGTTTGCAGTAAGATGCGCTCTGACTTCAGATGAAGATGGCCCTGTGTATGTGAATACACCTGACCCTTGGTTATAAGAGAAAGAACCATCACCACCAGCATCCGTTGCACTCACAGATGCACGTGCTTGTGCTGTGTTTACTGCGGCGGAATCCGCTGTGAAGGACATCACACCTGTGGATGCGTTGTAAGACAAATCACCATTCGCAGACAACAATCCTCTAATTTGAGATGCAGTTCTGTCAGAATCCGTATATGAAATTACACCAGTAGAACTATTATATGCAAGGTCTCCACCCGCACTGATAGCAGTTCTTGCTCTCGCAGTGGTGTGATAGAGATTTGACCCTTCTGTCAAGTCTCCTGTATTGTGATTGGATATGTCCGAGGTTGTACCCGTGACATTACCTGTCAGATTACCTTGTATTGTTCCAGTGGATGTAATACCACCTTTTACTGTTAAGTCAGAATCAATGGTAGCGTTACCGCCAACATCTAATCCCTTTTTAACCTTGAATGCATGATTTGCCATAGTTCATTTTCCCTAAGACTTTACTTTATTACCGTTTTTGTTGTTCTTACATTAATAGTATTCGATGGTCTTCTGTTAAATAATAATCTAACATTATCCCCACTTACGTCACAAGTCAAAGTTCCGAGGTCACTATCCCCACTGAACACAGTTCCAAATTCATTAAATAGTATGTTTGTTGTTTTGTCGTATACCGCAATTAGTTTTGTTGAGTGTATCTCACCCGCAGTTGCGTCTGTTGCTTGTACCACATATTCGACTGTCATGAAATCTGCACCATGTGCTTGTGTATCAAGGATAGTGTTATTATCATTTGATACTGAAGTCGCAGTCAAGGTATGTGTAAGACTACCTGTTGTTGTCGCAACATTATCTACTGAGATATCGTCTGTAGTTAAATCACCAACCGTAAGATTATTGGTAGTAACTGCACCGACATCTGTTATGTTATCAAGTGTTAGTACTGGAAGTCTTGAACTATCGATTGTTCCACTTATTGAGAACTGACCGTTTGTACTGTTATATGCAAGACCATTACCATTCGCAGATACAGAATTCTTTGCATCAGAATCCGCACGTGCAGTAGTATAATATAAATTATTTCCTTCTGCAAGGTTTGTTGTAGACTTTGTTCCAAGTCTAGTATCGAATGCAGAGTTTGCTCTTGTATCCGTATAATAGAGATTTGTGTTCTCTGTTAAATTCGCAGTAGTGAATGGGTCAAGTGATATGACATCCGTAAAGTTCCCACCCGTTGTTTGTACTGTAATAGTTGCGTTTGAACTATCAAAATCTACACCAGTAACACCCGCAATAGTTACATTACGTGCAGAGTCAATCTGACCTTGTGCATTTACTGAGAATTGAGGAACTGAAGTTGCAGAACCGTATGTTGCAGCAGTAACACCAGTGTTTGTAAGATTGATTGTATCGGAAGAAGAGTCATATGTGATTCCTGTTCCACCAACTAATGCATCACCCAAGTCTGAATCAAAGTTAGACTTTGTATAAACACTCTCTACATCAAACGAGAATACACCCGTAGTTGAATTGTAGGATAAATCTCCACCCGCAGATACCATACCACGAATAGTTCCTGTGGATGTTGTATCACCCAAGTCTGAATCAATTCTCGCACG